GCCTTTTCCAATAGAGCGACTATTTTAATTTTCGAAAGGGGGTGCAACGTCACATGAAGGAAAAATTGAGAGAGCGAACGGTTGCGAACATGAAACATTTAGGTGTGTATCGTGAAGATTTCGAAGATACAATTGACGTTTATGTCGATATGTTGCACCAATACAAAGTGTTTGAGCAGCAGTTCGCAGAATCCGGTTATCGGATCACCGACTCATATACAAATAAAGCCGGCGCAACAAATGACAGGAAAACACCAATTTATACCGCTATGGAAAGTTTGCGGAAAGATATAGCTAAATATTCCGATTTGCTTTGTTTGAATCCTAGAGCATACGAGCGAATGAAAAAGCCAGAGGTCCCTGTACGTAAAGAGGAGCCAGAAAAGCCAAAATCAAAATTAATACAAGCGTTGAGTGATTCGTCATGAGTGTTTTCAAAAATCACGATTTAGTAATGCGCTTTGCCACCTCCATTGTGGAAGGCACCAAACTAGCGAACAAAGAACAAATTCAAGGGTGCGAACGTTTTTTACGTGACTTAAAAAACCCGGCATACGACTTCAATCCGAAAGATGCTGAATTTGTAATTGGTATAATCGAAAAAACTTTTGTTCATGCGCAGGGCGAACGATTAGATGGCACACCTTTACGTGGTGAGCCTTTTTTATTGGAACCATTTCATAAATATCAAGTTTACAACTTACTAGGTTTCTTCCATAAAGATACGGAAATTCGCCGTTTCAAAGAAGCATTTATTTACATCCCACGTAAAAATATTAAAACGAGTTTCGCCGCTGCATTAGCGTGGGCACTTGGAATATTAAATAGACGTTCCGGTTCAAAAGTTTACATCGTTGCAGCTGCATTAAAACAAGCGCTCGAAAGTTTCAATTTCATCAATTTCAATCTTAATCAAATGGGTGAGAGAGATAATTTTCGAGTGATTGACAACAACCAAGAACACTCTATTTCGGGTGATCTTGGCGATGGTTCGTTGTTCATTCAAGCATTAGCAGCTAACCCAGACAAACAAGATTCGTTGAACTGTAATATCGGTATCGCAGATGAAATGCATGCTTATAAATCGCCAAAACAATACAACATTATTAAAGAGGCAATGAAGGCCTATACGAATAAGTTGATGATTGGGATTACAACAGCTGGTGATAACATGAGTTCATTTTGTTATCAACGATTGCAGTATTGTAAAAAGATTTTGGATGGAACAGTGGTTGATGAACAGTATTTCGTTTTTATCGCCAAAGCAGATGAAGATGAGAAGGGTGAAGTGGATTACACCAATCCAATCGAACACGAAAAAGCGAATCCTGCATACGGCGTTTCTATCCGTCCACAGGATATGTTGAACGATTCGATTCAAGCGCAAAACGATCCACAACAACGTAAAGATTTTTTAGCGAAGTCGTTAAATATTTATACGTCCGCAGTCCGTGCATATTTCAATGTCGATGAATTTAAGGTATCGGATAGCAAGTACAATTGGTCGTTAACGGATTTAGCGAAATTACCAATCACATGGTACGGCGGTGCCGATTTATCGAAAATGCACGATTTGACCGCCGCTGCTTTATACGGAAATTACAAAGGTGTCGACATTGTTGTATCGCATGCATGGTTCCCAATTGTAGCAGCTGCCAAAAAAGCAGAAGATGACGGCATCCCGTTATTCGGTTGGAAAGACGATGGTTGGTTGACGATGTGTAATACGCCAACAGTCAATTACGATGATGTAATTAAATGGTTTAAAGAAATGCGAACTGCAGGATTTAAAATCAAAAAGGTTGGATTTGACAGGAAGTTTGGACGCGAATTTTTCTTAGGTATGAAAAAAGAACGTTTTAAAATTTTCGACCAACCGCAATATTTTTATAAAAAGTCAGAAGGTTTCCGTCGCATTGAGAAAAAAGCGAAAGACGGGGACCTTTATTATTTGCACTCGACAGCATTTGAATATTGCGTACAAAACGTAGCGGCTATTGAAAAGACAGACGATATGATCCAGTACGAGAAAGTGATGGATGAGCAACGGATTGATATTTTTGACGCTGCAGTATTCGCTTCAATTCAAATGTTAGAGGATATGACGAAATCAGCAAGTGTATCAGAGTGGATGGAAGACTAGCCCCTTCCGCCGCTTCATCAATTGTGGAAGGAGGTGCGAAATGTGGAATCCATTTAAAAAAAGGTCGGCGGAAATTGAAGGTAAAAGTATCACACAAATCCCTATTAGTTTCGGTGATGTAGATGCAGTTGGTTATGTGAAATTATCGGAGCACCCTGACGTTGTAATCGCGGTGAATAAAATCGCGGACCTTGTTTCGAACATGACGATACATCTCATGGAAAATACGGAACAAGGTGATAAACGAGTGCGCAATGCATTGTCACGCAAAATCGATATTGAACCGCATCGCAATATGACACGTAAAGGTTGGCTTTATAAAATCGTTGCGGATTTATTGTTACATGGAAACGGTAATTCCGTAGTCCATATTGGTGTAGATACTAGCACAGGATTGATATCCGATTTAACACCATTTCAAATGCAAGCGGTGGCGTTTGAAGATTTAGAAGGAAACTACGTAATTAATTATAACGGCACTGTATACAAGCCGGATGAAGTACTTCACTTTGTCATGAATCCGAATCCTAATTATCCATACAAAGGACAAGGATATAAGGTAGCATTGCGTGATGTTGTTAAAAATTTAGCGCAAGCAAATAAAACCAAAAATACATTTATGAGTGGTAAATATATGCCATCTTTAATTTTAGCGGTTGATGCATTGACGGACGAAATGGCAACCAAAGAAGGACGAGACAATATCTTGAAAAAGTACGTTGACGAAACTGATGGCGGTAAACCGTGGGTTGTGCCAGCTGATTTAATAAATGTACATCAAGTAAAACCGTTGTCTTTAAAGGATATTGCTATTAATGAAGGCGTCGAACTAGATAAAAAAACAGTAGCAGGACTATTAGATGTCCCTGCTTTTTTTCTTGGTGTCGGTTCGTTTAGTAAGGAAGAATATAACAATTTCATTAACACGCGAATTCATTCAATCGGACAAATTATCGCTCAAACATTGACGCGGGATTTATTATTTAATCCGAATTGGTTCTTCCGTTTAAATCCACGTAGTTTATATAGTTACAACCTAGATGAAATGGTAGCTGCAGGAACGCAAATGGTTGACCGGAATGCAATGCGACGTAATGAGTTACGCGATTGGGTGGGACTTGACCCAGATACTGAAATGCAAGAATTGATTATCTTAGAAAACTATATTCCAGCGACGATGATTGGTAGCCAAAACAAATTGAAGGGTGGTGAGAATAATGAATAAACGTCACATGCACTTTACATCAGAGCTGAAAACGCGCTCGAATGAAGATGAAGGTGAAGCATTTATCGAAGGATATTTTGTTGTGTTCAATCAAGAAACTGAATTGTGGCCAGGTGCATATGAGGAAATCGCGCCGGAAGCATTTAATCGTTCTTTAAATGTCGAAAAAGTCGATGTTATTGCTTTGGATAACCACGATACGCGGATTATTTTAGGGAGTATTGAAAGTTCTACACTCGAATTAAAAGCGGATTCTCATGGCTTATATGGTCGAGTGAAAGTCGATTTAGAAGATCCGTTCGCAAAGTCGGCATATCGAAAAGTGCAAACCGGTAAAGTGCGAGGTTGCTCGTTCGGTTTCTATCCTATCACCGAAGAATATACAGAACGTGAGGATGGAAGTTCGAAATGGATAGTAAAGGATGCAGATTTATTAGAGGTATCAATCACTGCATTCCCTGCATATCCACAAACAGAAATAGCAGCACGACAAAAAGATGTAGAGTCGATGAAAAAACAAAAACTAGAACAGCGCAAACGCGCTTTAAAGGAGAAATTACAAAATGGCTAATCCAGTATTAATTGGTGCGAAACTGAATGTAAAACGATCGTCCCTATCAACTGTGGAGGGCAAACTGACGGAATTACTTGCTAAACGTAGCGAACTAGAAGGTGCCATCGAAGGTATTGAAACGGAAGAAGATTTAGCGGCTATTGAAGCGAGTGTTAAAGAAAATGATGACGAAATCGCAACAACAGAAGAAGAAAAAACTGCACTTGAAGAAGAAATCACAGAATTAGAAAGCGAATTAGAAGTATTAAATCGCAAAAAACCAGAAGCAGGAGGTAAACGAAACATGCCAAATCAAA